CTATTATATTCATATTATTTGTATAAATATTATGAACGCAATTCATCCAGGGGGCTTATTAAAAAAAATGATGATTTAAAAAACTTATCAAACCCAATATTACGTCAATTAACAAAAATACCCATGCGCTTGGATATCCATTAATCGCATTATACGCAAATAAGAAGTATAGCAAGCTGTGAATAGGTCTTAAATTATTCCACCAAATTTTGTCTCCAAATACTTCCGCACCAGTTTTTCTCGAGCCCGTAAGATAAATATATAAAAATCCAATGGCTGGTAACAGTGCCAGGTAGCCCATATATTTTAGGTTTTGTTTGCTGGCGTTTTTTGATACATAGACAAATAAAGTTCTAGTTCCAATACAGCCTATTAGGAATAATAATATTCGTTTTTGTAATGTATTCATTTATATAATAAATAAATACAATAAAAATTATTCAATCCAATAATATTAAATTTATTCAATCCAATAATATTAATATAATTCATTAAATGTTAAAAAATACAAAAAAGGAACAGATATAAAAACAAAAAAATATTCAATTCATATTTCAAAACATGAGCAACAATAACGAAATGATTATTAAAGTGGACGCACGTGAGAGGGACTTGATTGAGTTATTAACCGTTTTATTAAAAGAAGATAAATACAAGGGGATTGAACTAGTAGTTGGGTCGCTTCCCTTAGGAGATGTAATTCTCTCTTTGAATCAATCTGACAAACTAATAATAGAGAGAAAAACAATTAACGACTTGGCCTCTAGTATTAAGGATGGGAGATATGCGGAGCAATCCTTTAGGTTAAATGGCGTGGATCATCCAAATCACAACATCATTTACCTAATTGAGGGCGACTTGAGTAAATGGAATACCTATAAGGGGACAAAAATGGATAAGTCTACGATTTATTCGGCCTTAATATCGATTAATTATTACAAGGGATTCTCCGTTCACCGGTCCATTTCATCCGCAGAGTCTGCGACTATTATTTGTTCCATGGCCCACAAACTTAGAAAAGATAATGCAAAGGTTCCGTACTACTGTGGTGGCAGTCAACCCATTAAAAGTGAAGATTCTTCCGCAGAGAAAGCCGAAGACAATTACGTTAGTGTCGTGAAAAGAGTAAAGAAAGAAAACATTACCGAAGACAATATAGGCGAATTGATGCTTTGTCAAATTCCCGGGGTCAGTGACGTTACTGCTTTAGCAATCATGAGCAAGTACAAAACAATTCCAGAATTAATAAGTAATTTAAAGGAAAACAACCAATGTCTTGAGGACATACGAACTACTGCGACGAATCGGCGATTAAATAAATCTTGCATCGAGAATATTATCAAGTTTTTGCGTGTTTAAAATTTAAAAATGCGACGTAGAGGTGTATTTTATTTTTCTTAATAATATATATATTATATACAATTAAATTATCAAGTATGTTTTTTCTTTATGTTGCGATATTCTTAGTTGGTAGCTATATATTGTATAGCATATTGTATCCAAACCCTTACTCTATTATGGAAGGCATGACACTAGATGATGTCTCCTCAACGTCAACATCCACCCTTTCCTCCACCACTTCAAATGGAATCGCGGGAAATGCCGCAGCTTATGGGGCAACCCTCAAGACCCAGTCTATAAAAGCACAAGATTCCTTTCTCATAAGCAAATACAGAACCGATTACGAGAATGTAGTAATAAATATGGACGACCTTGTAAATAGTTTAATGCTTCAAACGACTCTCACCATTGACCCGGCTAAACCCCAAGAGGCATTAGGTAAGCTTGTGATGTTAAATAACGCAAAGGCTGCGTTAAATACCGTTATGAAATTTATTGACAAAACATAAAGATGAAAAACTACAAGCCACAATTAAAATACTTATTGGGTGTGTTTCTCTCTTCTTTTTTTGTTTAGGATTGCAACATACTCTCAATCGTGTCTGTGACCATTTTATTTTTGAATAAATGATGGATGAATTCTTTTATATTATTTTTGTAAGAATTGTCAATAAATTTTGTGCACTTACTACTTATGCTTAGGACTCGACAGTTAAATTTACGTAAATGTTCAAGTTTAGAACTCCAACTATTCCAGATATATATATTTGGGTCAAAGGGACCTATTATCGCATTATTAATTGGTTCATCCATAAAAACATAATGATTGAGATTCTTTGCAAAGTGTAACCAATTAAAATACAAAAAAAACTCTGTATGTTGGTGTTTTAAGAAAAACCTGTATAAATTGTCCTTTTCCTTATTTTCAATAAAATCAATCATATTTTTACATTCTTGTGTAACAAAAATAAAGGGAGTGGTTGTTTGAATATAAAGGGGAGGTTTATATGGATTTGGATTTTCAATCCCAAAATAATCAAAACAGTTATTATAATAGTTTAAAAGGGCCTCACAATGGATTGAGTAATACATTTTTATTTTATTATTTAATATAAAATAGGACAAATCAATTTTTTTAATAAATATGTTTTTAGAATCTAACATAATGTAATACGTTGATTTAATTATTTTTGACACATATAGTTTGGCAAATTGTTGTGTAAACCAGTTGGTTACATATGTTTCATTTAAACAAATTAAATCGGTAATATAAATTATTTTTACTTTGTCCATTAGGTGTACTGGAACAAAATCTTTTATACAAGTAGAATATTCAGTTTCAAATTGCGTATTTTTGTCCTTGCTGTCATTAAAGAGGATATAAATATTGTTGATAATATTCGCATCAACCAAAGTAAAAGAAAATAACTGAATTTTTAATAAATCCATTTCAGATTTTTTGTAATAAACAATAGATACAAAGTCAAACATATTATATATAATTTATATATATATAAAAAATGTTTTCGAGTAAGATAAATTTTGATAATTTGGATGAAAACTTATTGGAAACCACTTTTATTAGGAACAAAACAATAAATTACATAAAGAATGATTCTTGTATTGGAACGGTTCTACGGAAAGGGTACTATTGGGAGGAATGGATGTTTAAATATATTCAACAAAATTACATCCAACATACCAATATAATAGATTTAGGTTCTAATATAGGAACAACCTCATTATTGATGAGTGAAGTCTTGTCAAACAATTGTAAAATATTTTCATTTGAACCAATTTATAGTGATATATTGTTAAAAAACATACAAGATAATAAACTAACGGATAAAATTGTGCTATATCCTTATGGTTTAGGAAATAAAATAGAAACTTTAAAAATTAAACCAGTTGACTTATCCCAAAACATTAATTTTGGTGCGGTTTCTATAATAAATAGTTTACAGGATAAAGACGACAGTTTAAGGATAAGTATTGTTCCACTCGATTATTTTAATTTTGAAAATATAAGTTTAATAAAAATTGATGTAGAACATATGGAAATTGAAGTATTAGAAGGCTGCTTAAACTTAATAAAACGATGTAAACCTACCATTCTTATAGAAACATATCAACTAGATAAATTACAACAAACCAAAATTTTTAAAGAACTATTCAAATTAGGATATAAAATGGATGCGATTCCAGAAGGGTTTCATGATTATATTTTGAAAATAAAAAAGGCGTAGAGATATTTACTACGGTTAGGCTATCGCAATATTTACTTCGTTTTCGGCGTAATAGCCTTTATCAACTAATCCTTGTGTAAACTCGGCTCCTCCCCAATTAGGATCCATGGGGTTCGCACTTGGGCCTGCGTAAAGAAGATTTTCTTCAGACTCATTGGTATCCATTTTATCAAGCGGTGTAGTGGCTCCAACATAGTAAGAAGACTGGTCATATGCTGGCATACCACCTTTGTTATAAGGAGCGTCCGATTGTGTTGCGTCGACTAAAGCGGTTGGATTTGGAGGCATTAGGTAGCTCGGAGGCAACCCTCCCTGCGGTTCGGTTACGCTTGGTCTGGTTTTGTAGACAGGATTACCTTGTACGTCATATGTTTGCTGTAAGAACAAAACGGGACATCGTATTCCTTGACTTCTTTGCCAATCCAAGAACTCAGTATAATCTTCTAAATTCTCAAACTCAATTGGATTGACTCCCGGAACCTTGGCAACTTTAGAATTATATAAAAAGAATTTTATGCCTTTTTGAATTAAAATATTCGGACATCTTTTTTTGGGGTCATCATTGGATTCATCCGCACCACCAGTGAACCCTTCTCCATAAAGTGGGTCTGTTGAATATTTCGAATAAAAGTATAACCCATTAAGAAATAATAAGAGTAATAAAAAAATAAATACACTCATGTTTAAAATTCGTTCTAATATATTATAGTGTTTTTTTATTTTTTATATTGCAAATGTATAAACATAATGGTTTTTTTACATATTAATGAGAGTCCCATGAAAATCCATGTGTTCAATCGTTTCATTCGTCAATGTAAACGTGCGTTTGTGTTGATTTATAAGGATGGATGTCCTCCTTGTATGGAAACCCACCCCGAGTGGAAAAAACTCGAAAATGTATTAAAAGTGGATAAAGAGGTAATCATTGCGGACATAAATGAAAAATTCCTAAACAAAATAGATTGCTTTGGAACTAAAAAAATCGAAATACTTCATTACCCTACGATGATTTATATATATGACAAAGGACAAAATCATGAATTGTATGAAGGAGATAGAACCGTGGACGGGTTTGTAAAATGGATTAATCATACATTAAAAAAGACCCACACCGGCGGACGAAGAACCAAGGTAAAAAGAAGAAGAACAAGTCACTCCAGAAAATTAAACCACCGCACTAAAAAAAGAAGACATTAGAGAGAAATCATTTTCTCTCTCTTTTATTTTAAATAATTAAAGGATAAAATTGATTTTTAATTATTTAAAACATTTTTCATTAAATTCAAATGTCAAAGATGTCGTTGTCGTCGATTGAATTTCGAGTATTGGATTTTAACATTAAAAATTCCGCGGAACAACAACAAGAACCGACTGGAGAAAATGAAGGAGAAGAAGAAGAAGAGGATAATCAGGAACAATTACGTAAGCGTACCAAGATGCCTGCTAAAAAAACAAGCAAGGACTTGAACATTTTTGAAATACAAATATTTGGAATAAACGAAATTGGAGAAACCTATTCTGTGGTGATTGAAGGATTTTGTCCATTTTTTTACGTAATGGTAAATGACACGTGGGACTCCAAGAAACAATCCGAGTTTCTTCAGCATATTCAGTACAAAATGGGTCCCTACTACAAAAACACTATAACCGAGTGTTTTTTAATTAAACGCAAGAAACTTTACGGTTTCGACGGAGAAAAGGAACACAAGTTCATTAAGCTATCGTTTACTTCCGTCTCCGCATTAAATAAAGCCAAAAACCTGTGGTATTCCGAGTATCTTCCAAATGGCAAGGGACACTATTTGTTACGAGAAGGGTATATTTTCAAAGAGACCAACACTCGATTATACGAGGCAAACATTCCGCCACTACTTCGGTTTCTGCACATTAACGAAATCAGCCCATCTGGATGGGTTTCTTTACCAACTGAAAAAGTTCGTCTTGGATGTGAAACGACAACCTGTAAATATGAGTTTATAGTTAACGTGCGTGACATTACCCCTCTAAACGAAAAAGAAACCCGAGTTCCTTATAAAATTTGTAGTTTTGATATTGAAGCTAGCAGTAGCCACGGAGACTTTCCCGTCCCAGTAAAATCGTATAACAAATTGGTGACTAATATGATTGAGTACCTAGAAAATCACGACATCAAAGTGGTTACCGCCGAGTTGTTAAGAACATTTATTCACGCGGCGTTTGCGCATACGATTGTAAATGGGATTGAACTGGTTTATCCAATGGTTGTTCCTACCAAATCAGCACTGGATACCTTGGTGAACACGTGGCTTCAAGTACGTCAGATTACGGAAACGAGTTCCTTTCAAAACTTAACTTTGATTCAAGATATGTTTGAAAAATATAAACACGACGACGAGCCCGAAGAGGTCAATGCGACGACAGGGGTTGTGGAAGTTATTGATGGGTATGTTCCTCAAGCTAAAAAATTGGTCAAATCCAAAGGGTTAAGTGTCATTGAAATTATTATGAGTTCCAGCATCGTGCGAGAAGAAAAAATTCGCCTATTGGACATATCTCTTTGGACCGAAGAGGTGCCGTTATTTCCGCAATTAGAAGGAGACAAGGTAACTTTTATTGGGTCTACTTTTACCAAGTATGGAAGTCAAGAACCGTATTTGAATCATTGTGCGGTTTTGAATACATGCGACGAATTGCCAATGGAGAATACGATTATTGAGAGTTTTCGTACGGAAAAAGAAGTGCTATTGGCTTGGCAAAGACTTATTCAGCGTGAAGACCCCGATATCATCATTGGGTACAACATTTTTGGGTTTGATTATACATTTATGTTCAAACGAGCGGAGCAAACAGATTGTGTGGATGAATTCTTAAAATTGTCAAGGAACCGAGATGAAATTTGTGCGACACAGGACCCCGTCACGATGAAGTACAAGTTAGAAGAAAGTGCTATTAAACTTGCCAGTGGACAACACGATTTAAAGTTTGCCAAAATCAGCGGTCGGTTACAAGTTGATTTGTACAATTTCTTTCGACGTGAAGAAAATCTGAATTCTTACAAGCTGGACTACGTGGCCGGGTACTTTATTGGCGATTATGTCAAGACTCTTACCCATAAAGAGTTAACAAACGAAAGCGAAATTAAAACCATCAACATGACGGGTTTATTGGTAGGAAGTTATGTTCATTTTGAGGAGATTGGTCACTCTACGGAATATTATGCTGAGGGGGCCAAGTTTATGGTAACAGAAGTGAATAAATTGGCTTGCTCATTTAGAATCGACGGACAAATTCACCCAGATTTTACGAAAAAGGTCAGGTGGTGTCTTGCCAAAGACGACGTCACCCCGAAAGATATTTTCCGAATGTCCAACGGTACCTCGGCGGATCGGTCTATTATTGCAAAGTACTGTATTCAGGATTGTAATTTGGTTCATTATCTTTTCAATAAGGTAGACATTTTGACCGGGTTCATTGAAATGGCCAAGATTTGTAGTGTTCCCATTAATTTTTTGGTCATGCGAGGTCAGGGCATTAAATTAACCAGTTACATTGCGAAAAAATGTAGTGAAAAAAGGACACTCATGCCAGTTATTGAAAAAGGGTCCATGGATGATGGTTATGAGGGTGCAATTGTTCTCGACCCCAAATGCGATTTGTACTTGGATAACCCCGTCGCATGTGTTGATTTTGCGTCTTTGTACCCGTCATGTATCGTAAGTGAAAATTTGTCCCACGATAGCAAAGTCTGGACCAAAGAGTACGACTTATCTGGCAACCTAGATAAAATAGAAGGGGAACAAGACTCGGAAGGCAATTTCATTTATGATAATCTGCCAGGATACGAATATGTAGACATTGAATACGACACTTATGTATATGTGAGAAGAGTTCCTAGTGCTGCCGCAGAAAAAGTACGCAAGGGCTATAAGATTTGTCGTTACGCTCAATTTCCTAACGGGAAACGTGCCATCATGCCTTCCATTGTGGAAGAACTATTGAGTGCTAGGAAGGCAACTCGCAAGTTGATTCCGCAACAAACCGACGAGTTTATGAAAAATGTGCTGGACAAACGACAGCTCGGGTATAAAGTAACGGCCAACTCTCTTTATGGTCAGTGCGGGGCCAAGACGAGCACCTTTTATGAGATGGATATTGCGGCGGCCACTACTTCTACGGGACGTAAACTGTTGACCTATGCGAAGAAGGTGATTGAAGAATGTTATGGGGATTCGGTTTGCGATACCGCTCATCATGGACCAGTTCGTACTAAAGCGGAATATATATATGGTTAGTTGACTGACATATACATATTTATTATGTAAATTTAATTTTATACTACGTAGGAGATACGGATTCCGTATTTTTTACGTTTAATCTCCAAACCCTGGACGGCGTTCCAATTCGCGGGAAGCAGGCACTTGAAATCACTATTGAATTGGCTCAAGAAGCAGGACATTTAGCATCTTCCTTTTTAAAATGTCCTCATGACTTGGAATATGAAAAAACCTTTATGCCTTTTTGTCTACTATCGAAAAAACGATATGTAGGAATGTTATACGAAACCGACCCGGAGAAGTGTAAACGAAAAGAAATGGGTATTGTGTTGAAGAGACGCGACAACGCACCCATTGTAAAAGATATTTATGGCGGAATTATCGACATTCTTATGAAAGAACAGAACCTCGAAAAGGCAACGGCGTTTTTAAAGTCGTCTCTTAAACGTCTTGTTGATGAACAAGTCCCGATGGAAAAACTAATCATTACAAAATCCATCCGATCGGGGTACAAAAATCCAAAATCCATTGCACACAAAGTGCTTGCCGATAGAATCATGGAAAGAGAACCTGGTAACAAAATTAGCTCGGGCGACCGTATACCGTTTGTTTATGTTCACTCGTCCAACAAGCGAGCACTGCAAGGCGAAAAAATTGAGACCCCCAGTTTCATTATTGAAAAAAAGTTGAAAATTGATTACTCTTTTTACATCACCAATCAAATTATGAAACCGGTTCAACAGGTTTTTGCGTTGGTCATTGAAGAACTATGGAAAAAACAAGGTAAACAACCAAAATTGTTAAGTTTTAAAAAAGAAGTAAATGCGTTACGTGCGGCAACCGACCCGGATAAGTTCGAGGAAAAGCTGGAACAGTTAAAGAATAAAGAAGTCAAAACTTTATTGTTTGATAGTTATTTACGAGAAACAACAAATAAAAAGGAAGGAAATCAAAGTGTTTTGCAATTTAGTATAAAAAAATAGCGTGTCTTATTATATGAATAGTCAACAAATAATTAACTTAATAATTGGAATCTTTTTTATTATAATAATTATAATAATTATTGTTAGTATTATTTATAGAAGTAAAATAGTTACTGTAGCAAATAAATTACCAGGTGGATTTTTTGCAAATCTTAAAAATATGTATCAGGTTAAAAACAGCCATAAAAATGCGGTCGATGTTGTTGGAGCTTACAATAATAATAGAGTCTCACATGACTATGACTACGAAGGTGGTCATAATAAACCCAAACGTAAAAACTCGAAACGTCGTCGTCACTAGCTCTCTGGCCACCGCCACGTGCCAATCTCTGGCAAATCTCTTGCCCAGTCCTGATACCCTCTGGCGTCCAACCACGTATCTATAAGATTAAGCTGCTGTAACTTATATAATATACCATCTACGCATCTTTCGTGATGGATCGCGATTTCCTGAATCGTCCACTCTAGCAATTCATATTCGCGATGTAATTCGTCTAACTCCGTGTCTGGCCAGCGTTTATTATGTTTTTTAGGTAATTGCGTTTGCTCCATTTATTTTAATACTTAAATAGTATTGTAGGGGGCTTTAAATGATTTTTTATAAAATAAAATATTATGTAAAAAATATATACACATACATGCCAACGGCTAATAAAATTGGTAAAATACATATTAAGTATTGTAAAACGCACGAATCATAAAATTATTACCCGAAATATCCCTAACAATTCCACCCATTCCGTTAGCGATGATAAAACTATTACCAGAAAGGTCTCTTACAACCGCACCCTCTTCGGTGGGATTACTTAGTAGGTTTAAAATTGCCGTCGCATTCTGGCTAAAAGTCAATTCATAATCCCCAATTGCTTCCGCATTTTCTTGTTCATCCTCAAAGTTATTTATAATGTCGGCGGCGACATAAGTTCGAACGTCAAACCGACATACTGGACAACGACAATTTGTTCTAAGCCAAATTCCTAATTGAGCCCGATTAAACACATGCCCACACCCTCGTATTTGAGTAACAACTTCCAATGGTTGAAACGAATTCAACGAAATGGGGCAAGCATCATTAATGGGATTTTCTAGAGACGAAAACGTTACATTTCGTGTACCTTCTTGAATTTGTGCGGGAGATGGAAACACTGGTACCGGGTCATGAAACATTGAACCTAGCGTCGCAGCCGGTGCTACAAACATTTGCGGTGGTGGTGGTGGAGGAATTACAGATAAAATCGTATTTGTTGGTTGTTCTTCTGAATTCAAGTTTGGCAAAACCATTCCATATCTTCTACACATTAAGGTTGTCAAGGTATTTATAATGTAGTCGTTTGTGTTTAAAATTCGTTTACTAATAGCCCGCTCATGAGTTAAGTTATGTAAACTACGAAGATTTGCTTCATATAGCAGTTGTAATACGGTCGTCAAGTGATTCTGCATATATTTTATAATATAACCAAAATATGTTTAAATGTATTTGATTATTCAATAAATTAAACTTAAAAATGTACGTTTATAATGTTCATCTCCTCAAAGGACATAAGACTTCCAAATTCATTCACGCGGCGAATATAATCTTCTTTGCTTAGTAAGGATTTATTACCATTTATATCCATTAAAAACATCTGTTCATCCAACGTTGGAATAAGTCTCTCATAATTCTTTTCAGGATTCGTACAATAAGTGAACCTGTAATTGTTTTCGTTGATATAAAAGTCTCCCATCACACATTTCTTATAATAATAGGAATACGGATCCTCATCATCATCTTCCGCAACCTTATTGCCTTTTAATAGTACGACTGATTCAATCAATAAATAAATGTTTCCATCTACATCTATTGCGTAAGGATATGGAACATCATTATTCCCAACGGGGGAAACAAATTCTACTATACGTGCCAACGACAAAAATGAAAAAATAGTTTTTCCGATAAACTCATATTGGTTATCATCCAACTCGAGTAAAATACTATTTCCCAAAAAATCGGGCCCATGCCCTCCACTAAAAGTGGTCATTTTATTCTTTGGGCTTTTGCCAATAAAGATTGTTTTTGCGTTCCGTTTCAAGACAAGAGTATTGCCATGATTTTTGCCATGATTTGAATAAATATCTACCTCGTTCTCATTAATTCCTACTATAAAAGGAATATCTCCATTATAG